CAGGAGAGAGTGTGGTGTTATGGTGGTGACACTCTCTCCAGTATAAGGATATATCACTTTTTAAACCAAGCAGGAAGTCCTAAATGTATCCTACGGTCATATATATTTTGGTCAGCATCTTTAGATTTTTGGTCGTTATAGTGTAAAAATACTTGAGCACAATTATCGCCTTGGAACTCTTCTCTCCAATGCTCTAACTCCATGCCTCTATAAACAAGCATATCACCAGGTTTTAGATTTACGGTAATACCCTTGTTTTGACTAGATACAGTTATTTTTTTACCATCAGGTATACCTACATTTTTCTTTGGCTCTAAATGTATTGGCCAAGGATCACCACCTAGATTTAATGTTGTAGATATTTCACAACTAAATCTGTCTTTGTGTCTTTTTAAAACATCACCAGCTTTATATATTCTTGCATAAGAATAGGTTGGGTGTAATTTTAAACCTGTTTTCTTTTCCATAACGGGTTGAGTTCTTAACAATAAAGTTTCCATAGCTAGATCTGCGTAATGAGAGTAAGTGTTTGGAACTTGTTCATCTGCCCAGGTGCCCCATTCCTCTGTAAATTGTGATATGTATTTGTTGTCAAACAAAGTTCTTGCAACTTGTCTTTTCATTAAAAAATAATTATAGACAAAATTAGCTATATCTTTTGGAACTGCCTCTTTAATTACGCAATATTTATTTTTTTTGAAGCTCATTATTCATACTCCTTTCTTTTGATATGGCTGTTTCTACTGCTTTGATATTAAAATGTATAAACCTAAAAGGTTCTAATCCAGGATCAACTGTAAATTGATGTGGCACGTATCCAGGAAATATCATCATAGTGCCTGGTTTAGGTCTATAGTTAATAATGCCCTGACCCATAGTTATTTTAGTTGGATCTTTCAAAGGTAGTCTAGTCATCTCTGCTCCTTGTCTAGGATCGTGAAAAGATGGAAGAGATGTTTTTTCACTACACTTTAAAAAATAAAAACCAGATACATGCTGATTCCAATGAACATGAGTATCATGGTGTCCACCACCTTTCTCACTAAACTCTTGAACCCAAAACTCTGTAAAATGCAAGCTATGATTTCGTAAATCAAAACCAGACCAATCTAAAAATTCATAAGATCGTTGTCCTATGAATTGTACTAAATCTTTAATTTTAGGATCTTGAGAAAAACTTTCACTATGTTTAGATAAACCAAATGTGCCTATATCTTTTTTCCATTTAGGTTCATTCTTTAATTTATCTTTTAAAAGTTTTTCTGCTTTCTTAATATATTTATCTGTTACTTTAATTGACTGTTTTAAAAACATGGGTACTTCTGCCATCCATAATGGAGAGGCAAAGTGAAATGCAGATTTAAAGTCTACATGATTTTTTGGTTTATTGCTTCCGCCTTGTACTATATTATTTATCATATTATTTAAAAGGATAACCTAGATTCCATATCACTAAGCTATGCCTTGTTCCTTTCGTTACTGGTTTGACTCGGTGCCATACAAAAGATGGAAAAACTACCAACGAGCCTTTTGGTAATATTTGATCACAAATATGTGTATTATTTTTTGCATCAGGATCTAGATTTCTAAAATCAAACTCTAGCTCACCACCTTTATATTCTTTTGGATCTGTCAGTGATACTGTTACAGATAACTTTCTAATTTTTCCGTTTGAATTATCTTTAGTTGCATACGGTTTATCCCAACTATCACAATGCCAGTCATAGTATTGGCCTTTTCTATATATTGTAAACTGACAATTTTCTGACCAATCCCATTCATAATTCCAACCTGCACTTTTATTTGCCATGTGCACGTATGGTTGTATTTCTTTATATATCCAACGATCACTCATCCAAACAATGTTTGAATCTCTTTTTCTTTTTATATCGTTTAATTCTTCTTTTGTTAAAGGTTGTTTATTTAAATCTCTATCTCTACCATAACCACCTGTGATAGCCGTATGTTCTTTCTGTTTTTCTGATTTACCATACCTTACTATCAAGTCACATATTCTCTCAGGAATAGCAGATTGAAAATACCAAAAATAGTTAGTTAGATTCATACGTAATTAAAGTTGATTACAACTCTCCTTTTCTTATCTGTGCAAGTAGATCCTGTGTGTGATAAATTAGAATTAAACTCTATGTATTTATTTTTTTCGCTTTTTATTTTTTTACCATTTTTAAATTTTGTGTATCCATTACAAGTGTTTAAATAAAATATTCCTGTTGTAACGTTAGAGTAGTCGGTGTGAAAACCATGTTCTATTATCTTTTCAGTTTTTGTTAGAAGGTTTGCTTTTATTCTTCTCATTTTTTTATATTTTATTTTATCTAATATAGGTTTCAATATATTCATGGCTGCAGAATCACAGTTTTTTTGATCATCTAATATAAAGGCAAAAGTAAATTGATAAAACCCATCATTTCCGTCGACTACTTTATCATTAAAATACCAAGGAAATCTATCACCCATTATAGCTTTTTCAACACTGTTAAATTGATCTTTAGTTAAAAAATTTTTATATATATTCATAAGTCATCGTTAATATTACATTAAGTTTATTTGATTTATTGGCTGTAAAAAAATATCTCTGCGTAGAGGGAAATATATAGTAGTTATTATTTTTTATTGGAACATGCCAAGTTCTTCCCGCTCTTCTATTATCATCGTATTCTATAACAAGATCACAGTCTCCGTTAATATCCACACCATAAACACAGGTATAATCTGCAGCATTTCTTAAATCTACAGGGTCTATATTATTTCTATTAAGTGATTTTTCTTTTGAATTTAGAACAGTTGCAAAATTAAGTTTAGGAATTAAGGTTTGATGATGTTCACTTTTAAAGTGATCTCTAATATAATCTACTAACCATTGTAATTTTTGTGAATGAGGTATTTTATAATCGTTGTAAGAATAATCTAAAACATTATCACTAATTCTATTTTCTTTAACATAAGAATCAATAATTGTGTTTTTTATTGTTTTACGATCTATCTCAAAACCCTTTGGAGTTTTTACCTCGCCATAAACCAAACTAACCTCTGACAGCACCACCTTCTGCATAAAATTATTCTGGCTGTGTTTTCTCCGTTAGATCCCAAGATTGACCTGATTCATTCCACACATAGTAGTGTGTGTCTGTTTGTTCCTCAGTTAAATCAGGCGCATCACCTATTGGTGATTGCCACTGTGCAGTTGTAAGATTTTTTACCCAACTAGTGTAAGGTTTTTTAGGCCAAAACATATCGTTTTCTTCATCATATGTAAAACCTATACCAGCATAATTACCTCTTAAAGGTGTACCACCATTTTTATGTTGATTATGTTGAGTGTTGTAAGATGTTTGTTTCCAAAGAGGCCAGTTATGTATTCTTTCCAAATACTGTCTACCTATCTCCTCTTCTTCAATACCATCCGCATTCTGTAAGTTTACGTTGTCCACTACGTGAACTCCAATAACTTTACTGTTTAATCCTAATTTTGCAAAATGTGCCATAATGTTTCTCCTTATATATTAATTTTAATTACCATTCAACTACTGAAATTTATATCTTATTACCACAATTCCTGAACCACCTTTACCTGATTGTGTTGAATCTGGTGGACTTATATAGTTTCCACCTCCACCGCCACCACCACTATTTGCGGCTGCACAAGACGCTGGACTTCCTGGACCTGTCGCACCTGCTGTCCCTGTTCCACACGGACTTGCTGCACCTGATGCTATACTCTCAGGTGTACTTGATGCTCCACCTCCACCACCTGCTTTTGAAATTGGTGAGCCAGGTATATTTGTTGTTCCACCTGCTCCACCTCTACCACTTCTATTTGGAGGGCCTGATCCGGCTTGACCTGCCTCTGTAGCACCGCCACCACCACCCATAGCGTTCAAAGGCGCTGCTGATCCTGTGCCTCCTGGAAAACCTTGTGGTGGATTTACTGGAGGTGTATTTCCAGTGCCTGCAGCTCCTATTCCTGATGTACCATAAGAACCACCTCCACCTGATCCTCCGTTTCTACAACCAGTACCACTTTGTCCTCCACCTCTAGCTCCTCCAGCAGATGTTATTGTAGAAAATGATGAAGCATCTCCTGGTGTTCCTTCTGCGTTTGGTGGATTAGATGGTGCTCTATCACCTCCTGCTCCAACTACTACTGCATGTGTTCCTGGAGATATTGGTATACCTGATGTGGCTGCATTTGGAAAAGCAGTGTAAGTATCTGGAAGAGCAGTTGTATTTTGTCTACCCTCTCTCATGCCGCCACCACCTCCGCCGCCACCATATCTACCTGCACCGCCACCACCGCCGGCAACAACTAAATATGAAACAAAAGCTTTTGCACCTTGTCCTGAACTTACTACAAAGTTTCCATCACCAGTAAAAGTGTGGACTTTATAATTTGTACAAACTGTTGTTACTGTTCCACCTGTTGCTGATATAAAAGTATCAGCTTGCACATTTGCACTTGAATCTTGAACGTCTTGCCAACCTTTAGTGCCATCCACATAAACTAATGTAATAGATTGTCCTTCTGATTCTAAAGTCGAACAACCACAAACACCATTAATTTTTGATCCGTTTCTTCCTAACGTCACGGCATTAGTATCCCAAGTGCTTGCATAATCCTTAATTGCCACAATATCACCTTGAGAGGGCGAACCAGGAAGTGTTACTGTTACTGCTCCGCAAGTAGTGTTAATAAAATAACCTTTACCATTTTCTGCAGTCAATGGAGACGTTTTTGCCGTCGTGCACCAGTCCACAGTTCCAGTTCTACCAAATCCTGTTTGTGTAGCACCACAAGCTAAAGTTACAGCTGTACAAGCGCCACCTAATGTAAGTGTGCTTCCTGTTCTTTTTTCTATTTTATTTACTTTAATCGTACTCATTATTGAAATTTATACCTCAATATTACAATACCAGATCCACCTGTACCACCACCCGCTGAAGTTGGAACGGCTGCACCACCTCCTCCACCGCCAGTGTTAGCTGTACCATTTGTGCCTGCTGAAGCTGGATCTCCACCACCTGTTCCTCCAGGACCTCCACCACCTGATCCTCCAGTTCCTCCCGCTGTATTAGGTGGGCCACCTCCACCGCCACCACCGCCGGCTCTAGTTACTGATGATCCTGTTATTGAACTTGCAACACCTGCTCCTCCATTTGAACCTGATGGTAAAGGTGCGTTTGCTCCTGCGCCACCTGCTCCACCTCCACCTGCTCCTGCGGCATTAGTTGAATTTCCTCCTGGATTACCTTGTGGTGGATTTGTTGGAGGTGTGTTACCTGCGTTTCCGCATCTACCTTCTCCACCGCCACCACCAGAGCCTCCTGTTCCTGCACCACCAAATGGTTCAGGTCCTGCGGACCTACCACCACCTCCGCCTCCTGCGGACGTTATAGTTGAAAATATTGAAGGTTCACCCTGTGCCCCTCCGGCAGGTTGATTTCCTGCACCACCTGCTCCTACTTGAATTGGGTAAGTTTGAGTTGAAACTGATAAAGCTGTTCCTGCATCTAAAGGACTATCTGTGTATGGATCAGAAGAACATTTGCCTTCTCTAAAACCACCTGCTCCACCACCACCTGATTGGTTTTCAGCCGACCCACCACCACCTGCAACAACCACATAACTAACTTTGTTATTAGGTGCTACTTGTCCTTGTGTTACTGCAAAGCATCCATCGCCAGTAAAAGTATGAATTTTAAAATCACCGCAAGTTGTAATAGTTCCTCCTGTTGCCTCTATAAAATCACTTCCTGCTATAGTTGTGTCTGTTTGAATATTTAACCACCCTCTTGTGCCGTCTACATAAATTAAAGTTATTGATTGACCCTCTGTTGATAATACACCACAATTACACTGTCCACCAATTTTAGATCCACCTCTACCTATTGTTACTTTATTAGTATCAAAAGTGTTTGCGTAATCTTTTATTGAAACAATATCACCCGCTGATGGAGAGGAGGGTAAATTAATTGTTATTTCACCTGAAGTTGTGTTTAAAAAAAATCCTTTTCCACTTACAGCAGTCACTGTTCCTGGTGAATTTGTGTAAACTGTCGAACACCAATCAACAGTTCCTGTTCTACCAAAACCTGTTTGTGAAGCGCCAGATCCTAAAACTATAGTATCACCAGAAGCACCAAGAGTTATCGTGTTACCAGACTCTTTTATAATGTCTGCTCCACATGCGTTTTGAATTGTGTTTACTTTAATTGTACTAGTCATTATTGAAATTTATACCTTATTACTACAACTCCCGATCCACCTGCATAACCTCCATCTGGAGAGTTAGGATTAGGAGCCACATTTCCTCCACCACTACCACCAGTGTTAGCAGTTCCTGCCGCTCCAGCTAAAGTTCCAAAAGGATTAGGTCCTTGTGCGCTTGTACCAGCACCTCCTCCACCAGGACTTCCTCTGTTACTAGCTGTTCCAACACCACCTGATCCACCTGCGTATTCTGTATCTGATCCGTCAATGCTTGAATTTACATGAGCACCACCTGCTCCACCCTCATTACCAGCGGGACTTGGATTACCGGCTGCACCAGCTCCACCTCCACCACCAGAACCAGTATCGTGTGATGGGCCTGGAGATGGTCTTGATCCACCACCTGCGTTTCCTTGTGGTGGATTTGTTGGAGGAGTGTTTCCTGCTCCGCCCGTAAATCCTGATCCTCCACCACCTGAACCACCACCTGAACCACCTGCATTTCCTGATCTAGCAGTAGCGCAACTTGGATTATTTCCAGTTCCACCTGAACCGCCACCTGCTGATGTTATTGTAGAAAATGATGAACTTCCACCTTGAGTGCCTATGTATGGTGAACTTGTAGGACCTCCTGGTCCGCCTCCACCTACTACAATAGGAAAACTAGTAGCAGATATTTCTAAAGCTGAACAAGGTGTTGCTGCTAAAGGTGACGCTGTATAAGGATCTGGAGAAAATTTACCTTCTCTAAATCCACCTGCACCGCCAGCTCCACCTGAATTTCCACTGTTTGTTGTAGATCCTCCGCCACCACCAGCGACCACCATGTAAGAAACTTTTGTTCCAACACCAGGGCTAAGACCCACATTACTAACAGAAAACGTGCCGTCTCCTGTAAATTTATGTATTTTATAATCTCCTGAAGTAGACTCTGTTCCACCCGTGGCGACAATAAAACCAGGGTTACCACTAACATTAGAAGTCGAATCATGAATATCTTGCCAACCTTTTGTCCCATCAACATAAATAAGTGTTACAGATTGAGACTGTGTGTTTAAATTTGTATTGGCACATACACCATTTATTTTAGAACCATTTCTACAAAGAGTAACTGCCTTACATGCATCATCCCAAGTATTATTGTAATCTTTAAAAGCAACAATATCTCCTTGAGAAGGAGAGCTTGGAAGAGTTACAGTTATTGCACCACCATTTGTGTTAACAAAAAAACCATCTCCACTAACAGCAGTAAAAGGACCTGTTTTTGCAGTTGTACACCAATCAACAGTCCCTGTTCTACCAAAACCTGTTTGTGATGCGCCAGGTGCTAGTGATACAGTTTTACCAGATGATCCAACTGTAAGAGTTGAACCACATTGTACATCAATTTGATTTACTTCTATTTTACTCATTATACTACTACCAACGTTCCAGTTACGGTCACTGTATTAGTAAAAGTTACAGGACCAGCTAACACAGCATTTTCTATAACCATAGGTTTAGTAAAAGTTGCTGCATGATGGTGAATACTAGTTTCAGCAACTCTATCAC